CACACCCTGCGCCCGAACGTCTGTCAGATAGACTTCGGTGGCCGGGGTAGACGGCATGCCATGACCAGCGCAGGCATAGTGCCCAGTCCTGACGTTCTCCACATAGCACTCATCGCAGATGTACTTTTTCAGCGCCGCATTCTCCGCAGCCAGAGCCGAGGAAATTTCACGAGTACGGCGAAGCTCCAGAACAGCAACCTGAACTGCATAAGCGAAGTTGGCAGAAGGGAAATTGCGATCAGCTTCAGCATCACGCTGCATACGAACTGCAACAGTCATCAATTCGTCCAGTTGTTCGCCGGTCATTGGTTTACTGGTTGTCATGATTCGCCTCTTGCTGAAGTTTGTGCTGCTTAACAAAGTGGGCCACGGCTTTGGACTGGCTGGTTACGATCCCGTTAAGTGTGACGCTTTTC